CCCAATGTTATTGATCAAATAGACGTCATCTTTAGGAGATAATGGCTCTTACCCAGATTAACTCGTTAGAATTTAACGAGATCAAAGCCCAACTGATGGCGTACATGCGCGGTCAGGACCAATTTAGTGACTATGACTTTGAAGGGTCGTCACTTTCGGTCCTTTTAGACGTGCTTGCGTACAATACGTACTATTCTTCCGTCAATGCGAACCTTCTAGCGAACGAAAACTTCCTAGACAGCGCTGTGATGCGCGAAAATGTCGTAAAGTTGGCAAAATTAATCGGTTACACGCCGAGAAGCGCTAGATCCGCGCAAGCAAAGGTCGATATTGTTGTTCAAACCGCGTATCCGTACCCCGCAACGGTCCAAATCAACAGAGGAGTGCTCCTTAGCTTCCAAGGAGAGCAGAAAAACACATTTATTTTCTCAATTCCGAAAGATTTGATCGCTTCTGTTAATACTTTGGACGGAAAAGCGACTTTTACTGACGTAATTTGCTATGAAGGCGTATTTTTGACGGATACTTTCGTCAAAGAGGTCAATGAGCGTCAAAGATTCATCCTTTCTAACGAATCTGCCGACACTTCTACGCTTTCTATTGAAGTAACACGCGGAACTGTAACAGATGCGTATCTAAAAGGTGATGATATCACTTCTTTGAACGCAAGTAGCAAAACATACTTCCTAGAAGAGTCAGAATACCGCAGACCCGAACTTATTTTCGGTGATGGTGTTATTGGTGAAGCTCTTTTTAACGGAGATGTGATTGAAGCAACTTATACAACCTCCGCTGGTCCACTAGCAAACGGATTGGACCAATTTACGTTTGCGGGAACTGCTAAGGACTCTGCTAACAACCCAATCACCTCTGGAATCACTGTCACGCTGAAAACTAAGCCTGATGGTGGCGCAGATCCAGAATCTACCAGTTCTATCAAGTATACTGCTCCCAAATTCTACTCTAGTTTTGGTAGAGCGGTAACTACAAAAGATTATGAGGCAATTATTCCTCAAATCTACCCTAATGTACAATCTATCGTCGCATTTGGCGGAGAAGAGGCATCACCGCCTGAATATGGCAAGGTGATGGTTGTCATCAAGCCCAAAAATGCGGACAGACTGTCTATTTCGGAAAAAGACGCAGTTTTGAAGAAACTTCGCGGATATTCTGTTGGAGCGGTCGAACCCAAGATCATGGATCCGTCTGTATTGTACATTGACTTGGTAACTTTCGTATATTACAACCCCAACGTCACTAAACGTTCTCAGGAAGAGATTAAGCAAGTAGTTTACGCTCAGCTAAACGCTTTGAACGCAACTAACGAGTTTAACAAGTTTGGTGGTAAGTTCAAATTCTCGAAATTCCAAAAAGTGGTCGATGATGCGGAGAAATCCATCACATCGAACATTACCAGAATACGGATGCGTAAGAATGTCAACGTAACGTTGAATCAACGCTTCAATTACAAGATTTGTTTTGGTAATCGTATCAATGCCCAGGTAGAAGGTGCTGGAGACTCCCCTTCGCTTATTACAAACGGTTTTAAGCGTGCTGACGGCGGTAATTTTACATACTACCTGAATGATGATGGAGTTGGCAATATTCGCCTCTTCTACATCAACACAGATGGCACAAGACAGTATATTAACGGTAATTGGGGTACTGTAGATTATGTGGAAGGTGAAGTAACTGTTAACGACGTCATTATTGACGAAGTTCCTGGATCAATTACCAATACACTTCAATTCTCTGTAATTCCAGAATCTAACGATCTGGTTTCGCTCAGAGAGACCTACTTGACAATAGGTATAGATAACCTAGTGGTCAATGTTATTGATGATGAGATCAGCAGCGGTGCTAACGTTGCTGGTACTGGTGTTGTCCCCGAATCAAGCTATAGTTGATAAAAAATGCCGATTGAGCAGTCTTCTTGGAGAATATCCTCTTGGGTAACTCCACCTACCCAGGTGGCAGTAGACCCAACAGATTCTAGCGTCTCTCCCGAGAGTAGAACTAAAATATCAGAAAGGATTGAGGAGCAACTACCTCAATTCATCAGAGAAGACTACCCAGACTTTGTAGAGTTCCTCAAACTGTACTTTAAGTCTGCTGAACTCCGTGGTGGACCCATGGATGTCGTCAACAACTTTGATGACTACTATAATATTGATAAACTGAACGATCTGGTCGAAAAGACGACTGTATCGTCTGCTGTAGCGATTGATGCGACAACTATCGACGTTGTGAACACCAGAGACTTCCCGAAGGAAGGTCTGGCGATGATCAACGATGAGATCATCTATTATAAGGCAAAAAACTCAACTCAGCTCCAACATTGTGTCAGAGGTTTCCATGCCACGACCAAAATTGGCACTTTGGGCGAATATACGTTTTCTGACTCTGTAGCAGCTGCTCATTCCTTTGGGGATGAGTGTGTCAACCTGAATAACCTTCTGCCGCTGTTTATGCTCGGCAGATTCCGCGATCAGTTCGCAGAAGCATTCCCAACTGCGTTTGACAGTAGAATCAAACAGTCTTCGGTCACAAAAAGACTGAAAGACTTCTATGCCGCTAAAGGTACCTCCAGATCTTTCCAATATCTGATGAGAGTGCTGTATGGCATCGAATCTGAAGTAAGATATCCCAAAGATAGAATTTTCAAACCATCTGACGCATTCTACAGTGTCAGAGAAGTTATTAGAGCTGATGCTCTAGATGGTAACCCTGTAGAGCTTACTGGACAAGTTCTGTACCAAGCAAACGACCCTACAGATCCTCTAGTTAACGACGCACGCATTTACGTCAAAACTGTTGTCGAAGTTTTCACTGAAGACGGCAAAATCTACGAATTGGACGTAGATACTGAAAATGGTCAAGGCACATTTGCCACACCATACAAAACAACCCTGGCAGAAGACATTGGCGACAGATTGGACGAAGATATCGTCACTGTTGACTCTACACTTGGTTGGCCTGAGTTAAATGGCAAAATCCGTATTGGTGCTGAGGTTCTTACCTATACAGACAAAACTGTCAACCAATTCTTAGGTTGTACTCGCGCTAGAGACAATACTACAGTATCAAGTCACATTGCTGGTTCTGAAGTTATCTCTGCCTTTGAGATCTTTGGTTATTCCAACAGAGATGGTAGTAAGATCACTCTGAAGGTGTTTGGTGGCACCAGAGGCATTGAACTGACCGATGGTGGTAAGTATTACATTCAGGACTCGAAAGTTACGACTCCTGCCGCCCCTGGATTTGATTCTAACGAATCTATCTGGCCATCCTTCATTTACAACACCAAAAAGCTACTTACTGGTTCTGAACTGACTCTTTCGTCTCCAGACGCCCAAGGTAGAGTCATTGCGACCGTAACTACAACTGAAAATCATGGATTGAAGCGTGCTGACACGATTCGCATTCTAAACGCACCAGAAGACGTCTATAACTCCGAATTTGCTGTTGTTGGTGTTAGCTCCGCCAAAGTCTTTGATATCCAGATTCCAGTAACTCCAAATCAAGGTGTTAGTGGACAACAGTTCCTTATCACTCGTGAATTCGCAAAAGCGACTTCTGACGATACATCAATTCGCCTAAATGTCGAACAAACGCCTTCTGACGTTCAAAACACTTACAGAACCGATGATCTCTGTATTGTTGCGTCTCCTGGCATCCCAGGTCACAAAATCGGTCCATTTGGTCCTGACGACCTTGATCCTGGCAACCAACGCTATCTGAAGCGTATTCCTCGTACTACTAAAACTAAATCGACGAAACAGGCGACTCCAGTCGGTCAAATCGGTATTGGTACCAATGGCGTCCCGTTTTTCTCATATAAGTCTGAAGACACTAAGTTATTTGGTGGTGTTAAGAGTATTTCTGTTGTTGACGCAGGTGATGGTTACGATATTACAAATCCACCTATTGTCGAGTTTGAACCGCTCTGGAAACCAGATACAAACTACTTCTTGGGTCAAAGAGTCCGTAATAGCTCTGGACAAAGATATAAGAACCTAGGAAGCGGTAAGAGCGCTCAGAGGGGCACAGAACCCACTCACAGCAGCGGAAATGCTGTACAGGACGGTCAGTGTCTCTGGGACTTTGAAGGGGTCTCAGCAGAGGCAACTGTTAGTGTTTCTGGTCGAGTATTCTCAGTTAACGTTACTAACGGCGGTCAAGACTACACAACCGCTCCTACTGTTGCTATTTCGGGTGGTAATCCCACTGTTCAGGCTGCTGCGACAGCAACGATCACTTCTGGTAGAGTTACGTCAATTACAGTCACTGCTGAAGGTAGTGGATATGATAGTGTTCCTTCAGTAACAATTTCTGGTGGTGGTGGAACTGGAGCAACTGCTCAGGCAGTTGTTCGTGGTGGTTTGACTGAAGATGGAATTACAATCACTAATGCTGGCACTAGATATGACGAACGTCCAAACATTACTCTTATCTCTGGTAGCGGCGCTGTTGCTTATCCTAGTATTGTCAACGGTCGAATCGTTTCTATTATCCTGACTTATGGCGGTACCAACTACTATGGACCTCCTGACGTTGTAATTACAGGCGATGGCGTTGGTGCTGTTGCGTTTGCTCAGATTGATAATAGTTCTCAGCAAGTTACCTCTATTAATGTAACTAATGGTGGTGCTGGTTATACATCAGGTAAAACCTTTGTAGACATCGTATATCCTGGTGCTGGCGCTAGATTCCAAGTAGAACTGCCTCAACTTACTATTAACAAGGCAGCGACTGCTGATGAACTTGGAGTTGACCCTCTAAGCTATACTTCCCCCAAAATTGCCGATGAAGGCAATGGTGTCTCCATGAAAGGCGCTAACTTCTCAATCTATGGTGGTGAGTATGGATACATGTACAACCCCAAGATTCTTAGATTCTTGCTGGGTGACAACGTAAATGACACATATGGAGAACTCAACCCCACGAGACACTCTCCTATCCTCGGTTGGGCATATGATGGACATCCCATCTATGGACCTTATGCTTACGTAGATAAACAGAACAGAAACCCATTCAACCAGCTCAAGCAGATGTCTTCGAGCTATAGAATCCGTTCTGGTCGTGATTCTCTGGTATCAGGTCTCACTGACACTATGGGTACATATATTGAAGACTTTGAGTACGTAGAGGGTCTTGGCGACCTTGATAAGTACAATGGACGCTTCTGCGTCACACCTGAGTATCCCGAGGGTGTATACGCTTATTTCTGTACTCTAGATGGTACCACAGGTAATCCCAAGTTCCCATACTTTATTGGACCTGACTTCTACAGTCAAGCGAACAATATCAACTGGAACGGCAATGGACTCCAATCAAGATTCTCCGAGGACGCGGTTCGATACAAGGCTCCGTACGTATTCACTGATGGCGCTGTTGTCAGACGTAAGGATCTGGGGGACCCCGTTAATTATATTCTTGCTCTGGAAGACGCTACAACACCTATTGTCCTAGAACAGGACACTGGTGGCAACTTCATTGGTTTTGTAGACGTTGGTATTGGATACTATGACTACTTCCCGTCTATCCGTGGTGGATCTACAGATTCTCTGTTTGTATCCGCTACTAACAGATATTTCAGTGAAGGTGTCAACCAATACCTGATTGAAGGTGCTGGTAGAGGATATAAAGTAAATGACAGACTGGTATTTACAGAAGAGTCTACTGGTGGTAGTGGCATCTCTGCGCGTATCTCTAGAATTACTGGTGTAGATGTCAACAGTCTAAACTTTGCTGTAAATCCTGACACTGATGTAATTACTGCGACTATCGGCGCAGCAGACACCCACTACATCAAGCCCGAAGAGTTTGTTGATGTTTTTATTGGCAACAATGAGAATCAAAGAGATATCGATGTCAAGATTATCGACAACAAGTATCACTTCAAATACTATGATGTCAACAGCTTTATTGTAAGTAGTGCTGGACGTATTGAGCAGTCAAACCTGACAATCACTGGTGGTGAGAGCTATACTAATGGAACATATAATGGTGTAGCACTATCTGGTGGTAGTGGTACTGCTGCGACTGCTAATATTATTGTAAGCGGCAACGAAGTTACTGGTGTAACTATCGTAAGTCAAGGAAAGAACTACAAAGATGGAGATATCCTAACTGCTTCTGCTTCTCAGATTGGTGGAACTGGCACTGGATTCCAACTTGATATTGGTGTCGTATTGAAGACTGGTAAAATCAGTCAGGACGACTGGACTCTCTTCGCTGGATCTGGATATACTACTGGAACATACACTAACGTACCTTTGTTCAACACTGGTGTATCCTCAGGTGAGGGTGCCCTGTTTACCATTGTTGTCAACGCTAGTGGTGAGGTCAGTGAGGTAACTGTCACAAATCCTGGTAGCGGTTACGTAGTAAACGAACAACTTACTGCTACAAATACTGACATTGGCAATGGTAGTGGTTTCTACCTGACACCAAATAAGATCATTCAAGAATTTACAATCAGAGGATCTGCTGCTCACCAGCTCACTACTGGTGATACGGTTGTTGTTTCTGGCACAACTCCTACTGACTATGACGGTACGCATACTGTCACAGGTACATCTACTGGTAGAAGATTCCAGTTTGAAAAAGCTGTACAAAATATTGTCAGCACTGGTATTATCACTTCTACAGAAGTCTATAACAGAGAACCTAAACTCGATCTGATCAACGGTCACAAGTACAAGTTTAAGACTGAAGACACTTCTAATGATGGAAAGAGACTTGAGTTTACCTTTGACGCTGAGAATACCAACATCTTCACCTATAAGAACATTGTTGACACTACCAATGACCCTGTAACTGGTCAACAGCGTTCAATCACTGTAGAAGTCAAGGATATCCCTGGAACACTGTTCTACTTCGATATCAATGGAACTGTTGAGGGTAACTACCTCTCTGTCGTACAAGATCCTTATATTGGCAGTAATACTGTTACCAGTGTCACTCAGAATGATATCTCATTCATTCTTCCTAGAGAACCTGACTGTGCTTATGGTTCTAGCGCAGAAGTTTCATATTCTACAAGTTCAATCTATCCTAGTGGTGGTATTGCCTCTATCAATATTGGTGACTCTGGTAGAAACTATTCTACTCTGCCTAAGTTTACTGGTATTGAAAGATCTGGTGCTGGTGCTGAAGCTACAGCAACCATCTCTGGTTTCCTAGAGGACGTTGCCATTCTTGAAAATGGAACTGGTTACAATCCAACTCAACTTCCTCAGGTTATTTGTTCGATGCCTGATTTTGTTGATCTAACACTTGATCAAGTGTTTGGTACATTCTCTAGAGGTGACATTGTTACTTCTGAGCGAGTTCTTGGTGGAGACACTGCTCGCGGTAAAGTCATTTCTTGGAATGCTAATACCTCTACGCTGAGAGTAGAACCTCTTCGCAATAATCTAACTGGTGCTACCACTCGTGGTTTCATCATGTTTAATCCTGCGAACAACCAACGTAATAAAGTATTCACTGGTCCCAACCAAGCAACCATTACTGCTGTTAGTGGACAGCAAGCTGCTGTTGCTGCTATTGTCCCTGCTACTGGTCCAGAACTGGGCACAATCTCTAACATTGCTATTAACAGTGGTGGTAGCAACTATAGAAAGGCACCACTTATCTACATCGATGATCCATACTATGGTGGTGTTGGAACTGTTAGTATCACAAGTCAAAACAACTCTGCCAGTTTTGTAGCTGGCACATACAACAACGTAACACAAAAGTCTGTTGCTCCTACTGGAGGTACAGATGTCGAGTTTACTGTTGTTATTGATGCTTCCACTTTGGATGTATCTAGTGTTACCGTAACTGATGGTGGCACTACATATGCTCTTGGTGATGTCATTACGATTTCAGGTGCTCAGATCACTGGTGGTGGAGATGGCACGGATGACTTCACTGTAACGATCACATCAATCGTTCCTGTACGTCCTGCGATTACCTCTACTACAATCAACGCATCTATTGATGCTATCAATCTAACTAACGCTGGATCTGGTTATCTGTCTGCTCCTGACGTAAAAATCTCTGGTGGTACTGGTCTCAATGCTGTATTGAGAGCAGAAATCGTTGATGAGACTGTATCTCAAATCGTCATTGAGAATGCTGGTAGTAAGTTCCAGAACGCACCAATCATCTCTATTCAGCAAGGCACTGGTGAAGGTGGATCTGTACTCCTCAAGTCCGAGAACCTTGGAACCATTATTGGTCTTGGTGGTGATAATATTACATACAACTATTCTCATGACCGTACCCTCAAACCCGAGGTTAATACAACATACAACCTCCAGCTCACGAGAACTCAGATTGTGGATTTCTTCACAGTCACTAATGGTGGAAATTCTTTCGTTACCACTCCTACTATCGAACTGATCGGTGGTGGTGGTTCTGGTGCTGTCCTGAAACCCATCATTGACAACGAAGTTATCCAAGCTATCGAAGTTATCAACCCAGGTAAGGGTTATTCTTCTACTCCTGCTGTACAGGCAAAGATCACACACTCCTTTGTTGGACTGACATCTAACAGCACGCTGAACTTCCCATACAATACAAAAATTCCTACTGGAACTAAGGTTGTTCTGAAAGAGCTAGATGGTAACCTGCCCACACCTCTCCAACCTGACATTGTTTACTATGCTATTGCTGCTAGCATTCAAAATGGTCTGGGTAGTAACCAAATTAGACTTGCCACAACTAACACAAATGCTGTTGACAATATCTTTGTCACATTTACTGGTCCTGCCACCTTGGGTAGCAATGGAACCTCAACATTTGTACTAGAGACCACAGATCTTGGTGATCAGATTACTGTTACCATGATTCCTGGCACATTCTCGGTTGGTGAGAAACTGTATCAAGGTACATCTACTGATTCGTTCTCTGCTATCGGTGAAGTTAAGTATTGGGATCCTAAGGGTAGAATTCTCTCTGTAGAAGCATCTCAAGGTGAATTTGCCAAAGGTCAACCTGTCTTCGGTCTACAGACCAAAGCATTTGGTGAGATTCATGACTTTGAGAGAGCACTTGCTACGTTCAAAGTATCTCCTATCGCTACTGCTACCGCTGAGTTTAAGAGAACTACTGGTATTCTTGACCTTAACGAACAGCGTATTTACGACTCTGACAAATACCAAGAGTTCTCTTACGTTATTGATTCTCCTATTAATATTAGAGAATGGAAGAATCAGATCAAGAGTTCTGCTCACCCTGCTGGTTTCAAGGTATTTGGTAACCAGGTTGTATCTCAATCTGCCTTCAAGAGATATCGTCGTAGATCTTTCAACAATCCATCAAACCCAGATCCCAACACCTGGTATGAAGAGAGATTTGGTGACGAGAATCAGTCATTCAATGGCACGACATTCTTTACACCGAAACCTTCTGCTTCTAACGTAGGTAAGCTTTCTAAGATTGAAAACTTTGTTCTGGGTAAACCAGATTATACTGCTGCCGTTCCTACGAATGTTTTGGTCAGTGGTAAGCAACTTCTGGACGTTAGAAAGATCCTTACTGCTATCGTTGAGAAATTTGACAAGATTGAAGATAGAACTGTCACCTTAGATGGTTCTGATAGCAACGTTGTTGATATTGCTAGTGATGCTCTCAATCTCACAAACCATGGATTTATCACTGGTCAAAAAGTAAGATATGCTGCCCCTGCTGATAGATTCCAGGATGCTAGAAACCTGATTCTTGGCAACATTGATTATATCATTGATCAAACTGTTCAAGCTCTGGAGACACAATATCCTACACTAACTGATGGTAGTACCCCTGATTATGACAGATCGACCTGTGCTCGTGACCTGAGACTGATTGTTGTTGCTTGGTGTAATGACCTCCGCTTTGGCGGTAACGCATTCTCCTGGGATGCTGTAGACACTTACATTGGTGGTGTTGGTCTGGTTGGTACTCGTTTCGGTGATGCTCGCAACCTGATCCTCCAAAACAAAGAACTGATTGCTGAAGAAGCAGTTGGTGCTATGTTGGCACAAGTTTCCAACCAGGCATTTGCTATTCCTGGTGGCAACCAGGTCGCTATTGACGATTTGGTTGATGTTATTGAAGCTCTTGTCTATAACATGGCATATGGCGGAAATAGTGAGTCTTGGGATCAAGGTAGAGACTATATCGCTAACACCCTCCAACTTGCTGGAGCAGATACCCAATCTGCGGAGCTGATGGGATACGCTTTGACGTATTGTACATATGCTCTCCAGAACTATGACATCCCAACAAACTATACTGCTAGAACTCAGGTCAAAGATCTGACAATCACTGCGGATCCTGCTGGATACGTAAGCGATCGTTCTGCGGATGCTATGAACCTTCTGAATTCTAATAAGAATCAGATTGCTGCTACAGCATACACCAGAATGGTCAACCAATATACTTCACATACTTTTGCTCAGTCTCAGTCTAGTTACGAGTCTAAAGTTGTTGAGACTGTAGAAGATATTGCTGCCAACGTTTCTGGTGGCGGTAATGATGACACCTGGGACGGTGCTAACTTCTATGTAACTGGTAGTTACGCACAGGGAGAGGAAGCACAGATCGGATATATGTTCGAGCAAGCAAGAGACATTGCCATTCTGGTAATCCAGAACAAGGATGTTTCTGACATGGTTGGTCAAGTCAAGGATCTGACGATTACTGATGACACCGCACCCCCTGATAATCCGAACTATGTCAAGTGTGCTGATCAAGTAAATGCTATCACTACTTTGATGGCGATTGTTACTAGCGCAATCGATAATCCTATCAATCATCAAAACGTAACAAGAACTGAGAAGACTGGTGGTTATATCTACTCCTGTCAGAACGTAGTCTCCTCTTTGACTACTCTGGTCAATATCATGAACACCGCAATCAATAGCGGAACGCTTTCTGCGGTTACTAGAACTGAACCTGTCAACAACGTTTATCACGTTGGTGGTGAAGAGGAAGAGACCATCTATGCTATCCAGTATGCTAGAGATCTCGCTAAGCAAGCGATTGTCAATCAGCTTCCATTCAAAGATATCACTATTACTGTAGATCTCGGTGGATGTGCTGATGTCAAGTCAACTATTGACACCCTTTCTCAGATTGTCTGGGGTGGTATTGATAATCCTTCTAGCATTCCTGATCGTAACCCTGGTTATTATCCTGAGATTGCTGAGTCTACACCTATTACTGGTCTGGACGCTGGAACTGATTACTACATCATTCGCGTTAATGATAATCAGATCAAACTTGCTAGCACAAAAACTAATGCTACTGGTGGTACAGCAGTGCCACTTACTGGATTGTCCACTGCTAGTGAGCACACTCTAAGAGTGAAGTTTGACGGCGAGACCACTGATTTCCAGATGAGATACAGAGATGCTGCTGTCACACCTACTAATAAAAATCAGTTGATGGTTACCATCAATGGAATCGTCCAAAACCCTGTCTCCTACACGGTTTCTGGAAGTACGATTTCATTTACTGAGGCACCTCTGGAGAACTCTGTTGGTAACATTATCTTCTTCAAACGTTCCGATATCTCCAGTAACTTCCAGCTTGACATCTTCGGTGATGTTATCTCATCTCTGAATACCACAGACGGTATCTACCAGGGTAGTGGATATACAGCTGGAACCTACAATGGTGTCAATCTTGTCAATAAGCGTGGTAACACTGGTACAGGTGCTACTGCTGATATTGTTATTACCGATGTTCTTGACACCGCAAGTCACGTCAGCGCTGATCGTTTCGGTGACGCAAGAGTCCTAATCAACAACAACGCATCTATCATTGCTGATATTGCGGTTGGTCTGATGAACCGTTTTGGTACACCAGTAGCAAACAGATTTGCCGATGCTGCCACTTTGATCACTGGCAACACTAACTTAATTGCTAACGAATCAGTCGAGCGTATGATGCTTGACATTCCTTACGAGGTCCAAAGCAGCAGACACTTTGACGCATATAACACGATTGTAGCAAATAGACTTCTCCTGGCACACGAAGCTTATCACCTGATGAGCACTGTCGATTTCCCTGGTTTCACTACCCCAACAGGTAACTCCCAGGATTGTATCGATGACCTGCTGGACATCACAGATGCTATTGCCTTTAACGTTCTCCATGGTTCTAACAACCAGGTGTGGGATGCTGCCAATTATTATGTTGGCACAACACATATTGACGGGGAAGAGCAACAAACTCTTGCCGCTCTTGCTCAACTAGAGAGCTTGATGGTTCTGGCAATCAACAACCAGACAATTACTGTTACTGGTTCTCATGGATATACCCAAACAATCGATAGTGGAATCACCACTGTCGCTGGCGGGTGTACTAATGTAGAATCTGCCATCAATGTTCTTGTAGACATTATTGAGACTGCGATCAATACTGATCTGATGAATCACGCAGTAAGAACTGAACCTGCTGCGTTTACTGTACCTGGTGGCAATGTCAACTGTATTGATGATGTCAAAGACGTCATGACAGCTCTTGCTATCAATACTAAGTTTGGTAGTAACAGTGAGATCTATGATGCTGCTGCTTATTACGTCAATACTGTTCACTTGGATGGAGAAGAAATCCATGCCAAGTATGTTTACAGAGAAGCAACCAAGATTGCTAAGCAAGTAATCAATAACAGCTCTGTAACTATCCGTGGTTCTCACGGTATTACCCAAGTAACTGACTCTGGTATTACCAGTGTTGGTGGTGGTTGTACTAATGTAGAATCTGCCATCGATACCCTCATGAATATCATTGAGGTAGCAATCGATACTGATTCTCTTAGCACATTCACGAGAACTGCTCCTACTCCTTTCCTCTCACCTGGAATTGGTGATAATCAGTGTAAGTCTGATACTATCGATATTCTTAGAAGCGTTGGTGTCAACACCGCATTCGGTGGTAACCACATCCTGTGGGAAACCCTCGATATGTACTTCAATGGTGGACATGTACAGGGTGAAGAAGCTGAAACCCAGTATGTACTGGAAGAAGCAAGAGCAATGGTTCTCAAAGCAATCAATAACGAGACGTTTGAGACATACCCAGACTATAATCTGACAACACGTAGTCAGTATAAGGATCCTTCTATCACCACTGTAAGCGGTGGTTGTACCAACGTAGTTTCTGCTATCGACACACTGATGGATCTGGCATATGCCGTAATCGGTCAGGGTAACTTCAACTCGTATACAAGAACTGTTGGTCAATGTGGAGACGGTTATGAGAGTGCCCCGACTATCACCATTTCTGGTGGTTCCCCTACAACGGATGGCGACATCACTGCTGTACTTAGTAGAGAGGGTTTCATCAAATCTATCGGTATCACACAAGCTGGTGCTGGGTATACTAACCCGCCTACTGTTGTTATTAAGTCTAATAGCGGTTTCAATGCCACTGCTACCGCTGCTGTATCAGGGGGCGCAGTAACTGGAGTCACTGTAACTTACGGTGGTTTTGGTTATGAAGATGTAGTTGTCGAGATTATCGCTAACCCTGCTGACACAATCACTCAGACATGTACTGCTTCTGCCATCATTGGTAAGCACCTTGAGGCACTGGAAGTACAAAAGACTGGTGTAAACTACGGTTCTACACCTACACTTGCTATCAGTGGTGGTAATCCATCTACTGCCGCAAGCGGCGCTATCGCCCGCCTCACAGGTGCTGTAACAAGCGTAACGCTACAGAACGGTGGATCTGGTTACCTCAACACAGATATGCTTGGTGTTGACGCTGCTAGTGTTGGTGGTACTGTCAAGAACTCCTTCCAAGTCGAAGTTGGAACTGTCACATTCGATGGTGTACAAACTCAATTTGCTGCTAAAGTCGGCGGTTCTGGATACACCCTCCCTGCTAACGATAGATTCTTCCTGTTCTTGAACTCTACTATTCAGGAACTGGGCACATCCTATTCTTACACAGGATCACCTAGTACGATTACCTTCACAGAAGCTCCTTTGGGTAATATGGACTTCTACTGCTTCTATGTCGGTCAGACACAGGGCATGGATACCCTCGAACCATTCTTTGACAATACTCGTAAATCTTTCGTACTTAAGAAGAACGAGCAACCGTTCTCGCTGGAATCTGACTCTACCGATGTCATTCCTGCCAACAACTTGATTATCTTCTTGAATGGTATCTACCAGGAACCTGAAGTTTCTTACATCCTGAATGGTTCTATCCTTGAGTTTGCTGAAGCACCTCGCGCAGGTAGCACCTGTCAGATCTTTATCTACACAGGTTCTAATCTGGATATTGTTACAGAAGACACATACAACGCTTTGGATCCTGGCGATACGCTCAAGATCAAGTCGGAAGGTGACGAAAGAACTCTTGCTCAGATTGCTTCCTCTACTTCCTTGGATACATATGAGTATACAGGGTTGAGACCTAACGTAGCAGCATTTACTGCTGTTGTAGTCAACGGAAAAGTTATTGATGTCATTATCACTGACGCTGGTTCTAACTATGAAGTTCCTCCTGTCCTGCTGTTTAACGGCGGTGGCGGTTCGGGCGCTTTCGCAGAAACAGTAATTGAGCCTGGTAGCGGTAGAGTAATCGACGTTATCAATCTCCAGGGTGGTTCTAATTATGCTTCAGCACCTGCTGTACAACCTTTCCACCCAGTAAGCTTGGAGAGAACACAGAGAAACAGAGTTCTCTCAAACAGCAACTTCCTGTACACTACACAGCTGACAGCAAGCATCAACTCTACGGACACGTCCATTTCTGTAGAGAATGCTTATTTCACTAATGGTCAAGGATTCCCCAACCAAGGAGAACTCCTTATTCCATATTGGAACAGTTCTGCTTCTGTATGGTCTACAGAAAGAATCCTCTACAGCACTGTAGATTATAACAGTAATGTCTTTACCGTTACTACTAATGGTAGAGGTAACAAGCGTACAGGTCCTTCCACAGGTGTTGGTCATGCTATCAGCATTGAGAATGGAACCTATGACGCTAATGGATTCGTCGTCAATGTTAATATGGGCGGCGCACACTATCTTGAAACAGGAATGGAGCGTTACTTCCGTTTCACTTCCTTTGGTAATGCCCAGTTTGCTAGTGAAGCACTAGATGGCACTTACAGGGTTACTAAGACTGGAACTAACACACTTCAGTTCACTTCCCCTGTAGCTCTTAATGAGACTGGACAATCGATTCAGATTCTTCCTACTATAAGAGTCTATAGCTTGTCTCTCTGAACCGCTACACTGTTAGTCTACTGGACTAACCTCCTTTTGTCAAGTATAAATACACTTAAAAGCTTTGTCTGATGGCACTCGTAACCGACAAATTTAGGATCTATGCTGCCGAGGCGTTCCGAAACACCCTCGCTAGCGTAGGTTCTGATGCGAACAAGGTATATTTGTTTGTAGGTAGACCTAAGTCATGGGGTACTTCTGATACTCCACCTACCAATGAACCGATTGATTCGTTCTCTTATGCCAGAACGACCTATAGTGATGCGGTTTCGTTTAAGCGTGTTGACATCAGCGACACTGCTTTGGTGATTCCTAGAGTCGATTGGATCGACCCTACTGAAACTACAGGTGGCACAGGTCGTACATACTCCATGTACAAACCTGATTATTCTTCCTCGAAGACTACAGCAAATGGGGCGACCCGCCTGTATGACTCGAACTTCTATGTCATGAACTCTGACTTCAACGTATACAAGTGCTTGTATAATGGTCAGAGCCCTGAGTTCCCTAGAGGTCGTCCCTCACTGGTTGAACCTACTGGTACATCTACTACTGTTATTGAGACTAATGATTCTTCCGACTATAAGTATCGTTGGAAGTACATGTACACTATTGACGCTGATAACATTCTGAAGTTCGTTACCTCAGAGTTCATCCCCGTCCTTGACAATGCTCTGGTGACCGCTGCTGCTGGAACTGGTTCTATCGATACCATTGTTATCGAGAACGCTGGTGCTGGTTATAACAACGGTACATTCACCAACGTACCTATTCGTGGAGACTGGGAGATCAATGGAGGAACCCAAGCTTACTGCTCCGTCACTGTTGTGTCTGGTTCTGTTAGTAATGTTACTGTTACTCAGTCTGGATCCAATTACAGCTTTGCTAGTATTGATGTGGGTCTGATCCCTAACATCGGTACTGGTGCTAATGCTACTCTTGACGTTATCGTACCTCCTAATGGTGGTCACGGTAAAGATTCGATCAGAGAACTTGGCGCATATCGTTTGATGTTCGCTTCTAAACTTGAAACTTCTACAGCGTTCATCGATTTCCCGACTGACCTGACTTTCCGTAGAGTGGGTCTGGTGCTGAATCCTTTCGACTTCAACACCACATCAGTATCTGACCAGAACACAAGATCTGGTGTTAAGGCGCTGATCTTCCCTCAGTCTGGAACTGGTACCCCTAGTGGTACATTTAATCCTGGGACTACAATCACCCAGGCAACTACAAACGCGAAAGGGTTTGTGGTATCCTATGACAGCACTACTAAGGTGCTCAAGTATTATCAAGATTCTGTTGATGGTGTTACCTCTGGTAATATCATCGCATTCAGTGGGAACAACCAGATCACTTCTTCTGATCTAGTTACTGCCACCCCTGACTCCACATTCGGTACGGCATCTGTGCCTGTGAGCCAAATCACCATTGGCGTTTCGGTATACGAATTGGGTCTGTCTTTCATCGCAGGATATGCTAACGGAGAAGTTCAAATCAACTCTGGAGAAATCCTCTACATAGACAATAGGAACCCGATCACTAGATCGGCAGATCAGAACGAAGAGCTAAAAGTAGTAATTGAATTCTAATGGCACAGAATACCAACCTTAATATTTCCCCATACTTCGACGATTTCGACGAGGATAAGGGTTTTCTAAAGGTTCTGTTCAAACCTGGCTATCCTGTACAAGCTAGGGAACTTACGACGCTTCAGTCCCTCCTTCAAAACCAGATCGATTCATTCGGTCAAGGGGTTTACAAGGAAGGTAGTATGGTGGTGCCTGGTGGCATCACGCTGAATGCCAATTACCCAGTTGTATTGGTACAGAATAACTATCTCAACCTGCCTGTTGAACTGTACAGAAATGCTCTGAACGGTTTAGTTGTGAAGGGTGCCACTTCCAACATCCGTGCTAGAGTTAACTTCTCTATCAGTTCTACTGAATCTACTCGTGGATACGTTTCGTTCTACGTTACTTACCTGAACAAAGCATCCGACAATACCACTAGCGTATTCAATGCTGGTGAGGTTCTGACTTGTGAAAGCGATATTACCTATGGTTCCACAACTATTGTTGCTGGTACCCCTCTTGCCCAGCTGCTGAACAGCAACTCTACTGCTATTGGTTCTACTGCCAACATCGGTAAAGGTGTCTATTTTGTACGTGGTTACTTCGTACCTGTAGCAGAGCAGACCATTGTTCTCGATCAATATACTAACAATCCGACATATAAGGTCGGTCTCAAGGTAGAAGAGCGTATCATCACTGCTGATGAGGATGCTACTCTCTACGATAACGCTATTGGTAGCACCAACTTCTCTGCTCCTGGTGCCGATAGATTCAAGATCAACCTGACTCTTGTCAAGAAGGATATCGCAGATCCTAACTCTGCCGACTTCATCGAACTTCTCCGTACCAATACTGGTAAGCTTGAGAAGAAAGTTGAGCGTAGTGATCTTGGATTCATTAATGATATTCTGGCAAACAGAACTAAAGAAGAGTCTGGTGACTACTACGTCAAGAGATTCTCTATTGATGTTAGAGAGAACCTCAACGATTCATTCAACAACGGTGTATTTGAAGAAGGACAGAAGACTCAAGATGGTGCCGATCCTTCTGAAAGCAAGTTGGCAGTTCAGGTGTCTCCTGGTACTGCATATGTTTCTGGTTACAGAACTGAGAAACTAGGTAATACCTTTAAGGATATCCTCAAGCCAAGAACATTTACTGCCGCTGACAGTCAGTCATTTACTTCTGACTTTGGTAACTATGTTCTGATCGACAATCTCTGGGGTGGTCCCGAACTCTATGAAACAGTTGAACTGAGAGATAGAGTTGTTTCTACTAATGGCACCTCTCCTGGTTCTGTTATTGGTAGAGCAAGAGTATTTGGATTCTCTTACGATTCTGGTACTAGAGACTCTGCTACCGCACGTTACAGAGTCGGTGTAGCAGACTTGAACATGTATGTCAATCTGGGTGTTGGTAGTTCTGTTAGTTGGACTGCTGGTACTAAGATTTTTGGTCAAACTTCTGGTGCTGCTGGTTTTGTTCGCACCAGTGGATCTAGTTCTACTGTAACTCTGGAGCAGGTAACTGGCACTTTCGTTTCTGGTGAAGCACTTCGCTATGAGAACGGAACTTCTAACATTCAAACTGTTAGTAGTGTTACTGCTTATCAATTTACTGATGCTAAGTCATTTGCCATCTCTGGTCAGATGACTGCTAACATCGTTCTTGATGTTCAAGCTGGCATCTCTGCTAACGCTCCTGTTCTCAGTGGTGTATCTGGTTCTGCTACTGGTACAGTTACTGCTACTCTGTCCAACTTCACTGCTCAGTTGAGAGTTGGTGATGTTGTAGCATTCTCCAACAATGGTGCTTCTCACAGAGTTCGTGTTACTGCTGTAACTAGCAATACTGTATTCACTGTTGCTAGAATCACCAGCAATAACCTTGTGAATGGATCTATTGACGGTGCGATGACGCTGATCCGTCCAGAGATCAAGTTCGCTCAGAAGAGATCACTGCTTACACCTATTGCTAAGGCAGCTGTTAAGTCTACCTCTACTAACAGTCAGGGTTCTTCGGTCATTCCTCTGGGTTATTTCCGTAAGTCCTATGTAATTCCTTCGTCTGAGATTAGCAGTGGTGCTTTCTCACTGTCTGCTGGGTCTAACCTGGTATTCAGAGCTCCTCAAGATGCTGATGATTTCCAAATCGTCGTAACTAGCGTATCTTCTGGATCTGGCGTATTGGGTAATACCTATACCCACCCCAACTTCACTACTTCTTCTGGCGCTAACTCCGCTTCCGTATCTGTATCTGGTCTTCCTTCTACAGTCAACGGTTGTATTGTTATTGCTACTGTCTACTCCAGCAACCGTGCTGCCAAGGCAAAGACTACTGAGCGCATGAAGGTGCTCAAGATTGATGATTCTTCTCTTGGCACTGCTAATGGTTTGACTCAAGTCACTGGAGGTTATGGAACCAGAATCGAAGATAGTATTATCTCTTTAGGTTGTCCAGATGTCTTCGACATCAAAGCTATATACGAATCAAGGGATGGTAACGATCCTGTCGTTCCTAACTTCCAGTACACTAACCTGATTGGTTCTTTTGCTAACAATCAGATCCTTACTGGTACGGAATCTGGTGCTAAAGCACAGATCGTCTCCTTTGACAGTCAGAGAGTATACTACGTATACCTCAATGATAACGTCTTTGCTGGTACCGAAAAGGTAACAACGGAGACAGCAGATTGTCGCATTGTGATCCAGACTATTATTTCTGGTAGCACCAACATTACAACCTCATACGATCTTGACAATGGACAAAGAGAGCAGTATTACGACTACTCACGCCTTGTACGGAAGTCTGGCTACAGTGCTCCTACACATAAACTGCTCGTTATTTTTGATAGGTTCGTCACGACAGGTGGTGACGGTTTCTATACCGTCGATTCTTACGACTCAGATGATTACAAAGAGATTCCTGAGTTCGGAGAAATCAGTCTGCGTAATGCCCTCGACTTCAGACCGATGGTCCCTGCGGCGCTCAATAACACAGGCACTAGGACGTCTCCGTTCACTCATTCATCGACAGGCAAGCTAGACTTTGATAACAGAGTCTTTACTGGTAACCTGGTAGGTATTCCTGGTCAGGCAGACACTACTATTCTTTCTTACGAGTATTACCTCGGCAGAATTGACAAAGTATTCATTAATAAGGACAATAAGATTCAAGTTGTTAAGGGTGAACCTTCTGAGAACCCTGTACAACCTACGGACATTGAAGACGCGATGCTTCTGTCCACTATCTTCATCGAACCTTACGTATTCGATGTAGAGCAAGATGTAACCATCACTCAGACAAACTACAAGCGTTACACCTTTAGAGACATCCAAGTCCTTGAGGATCGTATTAAGACTCTTGAGTATTACACTCAACTGTCCTTGCTTGAAGCTGAGACCGCTACATTCTCTGTACGTGACTCTAATGGTCTGGACAGATTTAAGAATGGTTTCATTGTTGACAACTTTGCTACTCTGGGCACTAGCGATACATTCCACCCAGACTATCGTTGTTCTCTCGACTTTGAAGAAGGACATCTGCGTCCCTCTCACTACACCACTAACCTTCCTCTGACAGTTAGTGCTAACTCACAAAACATCCAGCAGACTGGTGATCTTATCACCCTGCCATACACTGATGTTGTTCTGGTTGACCAGCCTTATGCTTCGGCACTGGAGAATGTCAACCCATTCAACGTGTTTACCTTTATTGGTGACATCAAACTTGTTCCTGAGTCGGATGACTGGGTAGACACCAAGTCTCTCTCCGCACTTCAAGGTCCTACTGTTGAGGGTAACTTTGTTTCCACCAGCAGAAGACTGAATGCCAACAACAACGGTATTACACCTATTCAATGGGGTTCCTGGCAGACCACATGGTCTGGTCGTGTTGGATTCACCCGTCAGGTAACGACTGGTAAGGGCAAGCGTCGTAGAACTCGTACTCAGAACTTCACTAGAGTTAGAACTGATCAGACAAGAACTGGTATCCGTTATAAGATCACTCCTGTCATCGAACAGCAGTCTCTGGGTAGCAGAGTTGTATCTGTTGAGCACATTCAGAACATGCGTTCTAGAAACGTTGAGTTCGCTGCTCAGAAGATGAAGCCTAAGACTCGTTTCTATGCCTTCTTTGATGGCGTAAACGTTGCCAAGTATATTACACCTAAACTTCTTGAGGTTACTAAGAACCCTAACGATGACAGTGATACAAACAGCACACCTTTCCAGGTGGGTGAAACTGTCAAGGGTCTGACTTCTAAGTGTAAGCTTCGTATCTTGGAACCTAACGATCAGCATAAGAACAACCCTTATACTGACGCTGATATTTCCTCTGTCACTGATTACACCGCTAACCTGGGTTGGATCAACCTTGACACTGGTGCCCTTGCTGCTCAAGCATTGGGTGCTTACTCTGGTAACCCGATTCCTGGTGAGATTCTGGTTGGTGAGTCCTCTGGTGCTAGAGCAAAGGTCAAGGAAAGAAGACTGATCACCGATGCTTCTGGTTTCGTGAAGGGTAGTTTCTTCATTCCCGATCCTAGCGTCAAGACTAATCCTAAATTTAAGACTGGTACACGTTTGTTCCGTCTGTCTGATACTTCTAACGACTCTACTGTACAAGGTGAGTCTGAGTCCAGCGCACAGACAGAATACGCTGCTACTGGTATTCTCCAGACTACTCAAGAGACAATCATCTCTGTACGTAATGCTAAGGTTGAAGAGCAAAGATTCACCCAGAACAGAACTCTGTGGTCTGACCCTCTTGCCCAAACCTTCCTGATTCAGGATGAGGATCTTGAGGGTGGTGTCTATCTGACTAAGGTTGACCTGTTCTTCCAGCAGAAGGACGCTGAGATTCCTGTTGCTATCGATATCAGAACTGTTGAGAATGGTACTCCTACTCAGGTTATTGTTCCTTTCTCTAAGGTTATCAAGCAAGCAGAAGATGTTGTAACTTCTACTGATGCTTCTGTACCAACTACATTCGTATTTGACTCCCCTGTTTATATCGGTCATCAGCAAGAACATGCTATCGTCGTAACCTCTGACTCTAACCAGTTCAAGGTATTCATCTCCCTGTTGGGTGAGGATGCTATCGACGCTGCTCACGCTGGTGAGAAAATCTCTGAGCAACCCTATATTGGTGTATTGTTCAAGTCACAGAACGCTTCTACTTGGACACCTTCTCAGTTTGAGGACTTGATGTTCAAGATCTATAGAGCTGACTTCACCATCCCCACAACCCTTGCTCCGTCGCAACTGATACTGAATAACGCCACTCTCGAAGAGAATAATGGTGGTTTCCTCAATCTTCTGCCCAATGCTATGGCATTAACAGACGATCAGGCTTATATTGACGTCTTCCACAACAACCACGGGATGCAGTCTTCTGCTAACTACGTGATTGTAGATGGAGTTGTCTCCGAAATTGGCGACACCCAGATTAAGGCGGCAAACGCTCTGACTGCTACTGCTTCTCAGATCGTTGTCGATGACGCATCGTTGTTCCATCGTTGTATCGGTGGTAACTCCACACAGGCAGCATCTCTAACTTCCAGCAACACTGGACCTGGTAATGCCGCTCCTGCCGTCTCCGATACTAATCCTGGCTTCGTGAAGATCGGTGATGAAATCATCGCCTACGAATACATCAACAATGGATCTCCTAATTGGGTTATTAACATTCTGGGTCATAACGCTGGTACTGTCAGCGGGAGAGCCTGGGATCCCGTTACCAACTCGGGTGGCGCTACTGGGACTGCCCATGCTGCTGGTACTCCTGTATCGTGCTACAACCTTGGCGGTATCCCTCTCACAAGAGTCAATGGAACACACCATACTTCTACCTTTGGCGGTCTTACCACTCTGAACAGTCCCCATAAGTACAGACTCCTCATCAACAACTTCAAGTCTCATAAGACTATTAGTGGTGGTGGTGAAAATGTTACTGTATCCCAGAACATTCCTTGGGACGTTCTGACACCTGCTGTTCAGACTCAGACTCAACCTGGTACATCTATTGCTGCTAGAGCAAAAGCTACCTCTGGCACATCATGTGGTCCTTTCCCAAGTGGAACGTCTCCTGAGACTTCGTTCCAGAAGGATAGCATTTGGAGAGAAGTTACTCTCAACGATATCAACTACTTCCTGTCTACCAAGGTGATCGCTTCTAAGCAGAATGAGATCAGCAATATGTCTGGTGGGAAGTCACTTGAGATGGAACTGAACTTCTTCAGTGACGTATCTCACCTGTCCCCAGTTGTTGATACTCAAAGAATGAGTGTCACCACTACAGCAAACCTTATCAACAATGCCACACCCACGCAGGGCATCGGTGATGAGAATGCCGCTATATACATTACTCGACTCGCTCGACTGGACAATTCTGCTACAGGTGTCAAAGTTGCTTTGTCCGCAAACAACTTCGACTTCTCTAACCTTGTCCTGATGTATAAGTTGGTACCTGCTGGTTACACTGGCGATACTGATGATCTGAACTTTGAGTATTTCAATACCGATGGTCGCCCTGACAGTGGTGCCATGGTTCCACAGAATGATCCCTTTGTATTCAGTGATTACGAGTTCACCGTCAATGATGCTCCCGCATACGACGGATTCCAGCTCAAGATCGTCCTCAGAAACCACAATCAACCTTATATCCCCAGAGTCAAGGATCTTAGAATCATCGCCCTGGCATAATGGAAGATTTTGAAAAAATTGCTATGGAGAGAGAAAAAGAAATTCTCTCTCGACGTGATAACGAACAAGACGATCCTAGAGACTCGAAGGGATTAATTAAAGTAGAAGATCATCCCAACCTCGGGAGAGACCCTAATAGTAATGCCATCATAAACACCGACAAGGCTGCTTATGAGGCATACATTAAGGCGCGTGAACAAGCTCGTCTCAGCAGAGTTGAAAACCAAGATCTCAAATCAGAGATTAGTGAATTAAAAGAACTTGTAAAGCTTCTAGTTGAGAAGAACGATAAATAATGGTGACATAAATACTAAAGAGAAATCCTTAGAGCATGGCATCTGCTGTATCCAATCTATTGATCTATCAAGGTGCCGATTTCGTCATCGACTTTTCTGTTGAGAACGACAACGGCACAGAGTTCAACCTGACTGGTTACTCTGCGGCATGTAAGATCAAAAAGCACTACACAAGTAGCACTTCTGTTACCTGTACTACTGCTATTTTGACTCCCGCTACCGCTGGAAGGATTCAACTTTCGTTATCCGCTGCTCAGACTACAGCAATGAAGTCTGGTCGGTACGTATATGATGTAGTTATTACCGCATCTTCTGGTCTTAAGACTAGAGTGCTTGAAGGTACTGTAAGTGTTCTGGAGGGCGTAACACTCTAATGGCAAGACTAAGATTTGGAGATCAATCAGTTCCCAGAGTCACTCGTGTAGCAACTGGTGGCGGAGGCGGAACCATTGGTTCTCTCGCTGACGTCGATTTGACTGATACCTCCTTGGGCGGTCTTCAGGACGGTGGACTCATGGTATATGACGCAACGAACGCAAGGTTTATTCCAACCACAATTCTCAATAACATCACTATCAACGGGGGTAGCTTCTAATGGCATCGGAAATCCTAATTAAAAGAAGTACGGGTACAGCGGCACCTGGTACTATTAATTACGGTGAACTGGCAATTACTGTTGGCACTGGTTCCCAGGCTAACCTCGGTGATCGTCTGTTCGTCGGTGATAACAATGCTGCTGCCCAAGTCATCGGTGGTAAGTATTTCACCGATATGCTGGATCAAGTCCACGGTGTACTGACCGCTGACAGTGCCCTGGTCGTTGACAGCAACTCAAAGCTTGATAACTTTTTCGTTGACGACGTACAGATCAACGCAAATGAAATCACAACTTCGACCACTGACGTTGACCTCGTAGTATCCGCTAACGGTGCTGGTAAGGTTGTATTCCAGGATGGTCAAGAAGTTGAGTTCGGCACCACTGGTGACCTCGAACTTGTATGGGACGATTCTGCTGCTGATCTTCAGATTCGTCGTCCTGCTGGTGGCAATGCTGCCGCTGCCCTGCTGATTCAGGATGACATCCCCCTGAAATTTGGTACAGGCAACGATGCTCGCGTCTATTATGACGAGACAACCCTAGACAAACTTCGTTGGGCTGGTGCTGACCAGCAATATGATGATGGCGTCCAAGTTAAATTCGCTGATACTACTGCTTCCACCAACTCGACCACAGGTGCTGTCACCGTGGTTGGAGGTATCGGTGTTGGAGGTAAAGCTTCCCTTGGCGAACTCCTCGTCGAAGGTGATGCTACCGTTGGTGATGCGTCTTCGGATACTCTGAATGTTGTCTCCACTACTACGTTCCAAAACGGAGTAACTTTTAACGGTACAACCACTATCAGTGGTACCACTTCTCAGACTGGTGAGTTTAGTATTGACCAGTTGAAGTTGGATGGCAATGTAATCTCTACTACCTCTGGTACTGAGATGATCATTGACCCCTTCCCTGCTGGTGGAGATGCTGAAGGTCTGGTTATCATCAAAGGTGACCTCCAGATTGACGGTACAACAACAACTGTTAACTCTGCTTCAATGTCGGTCAACGATCCGACGATTGAGCTGGGTGACCCCACTACTGTACTTAATGTACAATCTACTGCTGCCGCTGGTCAGGCAGACGTCGTAGTTGACAAACTCGATGGACTTGCTGCTGGCGATGTAGTCGCTGAAGTTTCTGGCATTATCGCTGCTGGTACAACTATCAGTTCTATCACTACTGGTACTAAGACTCTTACCCTGAGTGCTAACCTTACGGGTGCTGGTCTTGCTGCTGGTGCTACACTCTCGGTCACACGAGGTGCTAATGACGCACTTGATCGTGGTGTTAAGGTTCACTACCATACTGGTAGTGCTGCCAAATTTGGTTTCTTTGGTTTTGACCGCACAGGCGGTGCTGACGGACTTGGTGCTTGGACATTCATTGAGGATGCTACCGACACTAACACTGTCTTTGGTGTAAATGGAAACCGTGGTACTGTTGTTCTGGGTGATCTGGAACTCGATACCGACCTTGAAGTTCAGTACGGTGGTACTGGTGCTTCTACCTTTACCCAGTACGGTATCATTTATGGTAACGCTGCTGGTGCCCTTCAGGTAACTGACGCTGCTAACATGGCAACACCTGGAACTGGTACTGATGCCACAACTTCATATCAGATCCTTACTGTTACATCCGCTGGCGTTCCTGTCTGGTCTAACGTCCTCGATGGCGGAACTTTTTAGTGAATAAATTATGGATGTAAACGTCATTATTTCTACATTACAACGTAAAGTTTCTGAGTTGACTCTTGCTAATGTAATGCTTGAAGCGAGATTACTGGATCTCACGAACCAGTTAAATAGTATTAACCAAGAAAAATCATCAGAGAATGCTATAAATGGCAACGAGGATCAAGCTCAAAAGCTCAGCGACGCCGAACGCAACTCCGACAACTTCTAATTTAGAAGATCGCGAAGTTGCGCTAAACATAGCTGACAAAAAACTATACGTTAATAACGGTGGTTCTATCGTTGAGGTGGCGAATGCCAACCCCAACCCTGCCAGCGTTACTACGTCCATGCTTGCTACGGACATTACCAATGGTCCTGGCAACACGTTTTTTGTCGCCTCTACGGGTTCGGACTCAACCACACTAACTGGTGGTGGAGACAACGGTAAACACCCTGATACACCGTTCCTCACGCTTACAAAAGCGTTGAGTGTAGCGACATCTGGTGACCTTATCATGATGGCTTCTGGTCAATACCAGGAAGTCTTCCCAATGACGATCCCTGATGGGGTCCACGTAAGAGGTTCTGATCTTAGAACTACTGTTATCATCCCTACGGGTGGTACAAACAGTAACGACTGTTTTATTCTTAACGGTGATGTTACTGTTTCCGACCTCACTATCAAAGACATGTTCTATGATAGTGTCAACGATACGGGTTATGCCTTCTCATGCGCCAACAACTGGAGTTCTGAGCGCTCAGCATATCTCGAAAGAATTACTGTATTAAACAAGGGTAGCACTACAAGTGCTAGTGACCCTTATGGTTTCGATGCTGGAGACGCTGGACGCGGTGCTAAGCTGGATGGTTCGCTTGCCGCAAGCAGCAGTATCGAAGCTGCTATTCTCTTTAATGAGTGTACATTCATTGTACCTAACTCCGTTGGTCTGTATCTGACTAACGGTATTCGTGTTGAATGGTTGAACTCCTTTGTATACTTCGCTAACGAAGGTATCAAGGGCGTACAGGGTGCTACTGGTGCCTTTGGTACAGGTAGATCCAGACTGAAACTGTCTGGCGTATCTGGTACCTTTGCTGCTGGAGAAGAGATCTACCAGCTTGAAGACCAGTTTAGATCTGGTACCTATGCTAGATCTGGTTCTACTGTCACTGTAACCAACAACAATCACGGTCTCGCACAGAATGACCGTGTATACGCAGACTTTATTTCTGGTGCTGCTACTGACGGATTCTTCCAAGTCACAGCAGTAACTACAAACACATTTACGTTTACCCATGGTTCCTCTGGTACTACCAGTGGTAACATCACCTATAAAAAGGCAGATGGTTATGGTTCCATCACATCAAATGATGGTACCTATATCTACCTTCAAGGTAAGGGTGAAGGTCAGTTTACTCAAACTGTTGAGGGCGGTAAGACTGCTGTTCCTGCTTTCGACGTACAGGTTGACAACACTATCAAGAAGTTTGGCACAGGTTCTCTGTTGCTGGACGGTACTGGTGACCGTGTAAACTATGCTACCGAGTCCGACTTCGGTTTCGGTACTGCTAACTTCTGTGTTGAGTGGTGGTGCTACCCCACTTCTGTCACAGGAACTCAAGTTCTGATGGACTTCAGAACAGGGGCAAGTGATACTGCTCCTACAATCTATGCTTCTGGAACTCAACTCAGATTTGCTGAGGGCGGTACAGATCGTATCACTGGTGGGTCGCTCGCTCAGAACACCTGGCAGCACGTTGCGGTTGCTCGTAACGCTGGAACTACCAGACTGTTCTTGGATGGTGTTGTTGTTGGCACCTATACTGATAGCAATGACTATGGTTCTACAAAGCCTATTGTCATTGGTTGTGACTACAACAATGCTAACAACTATGCTGGTCACTTTGATGAGATCAGAGTAAGTAAGGGTACTGCTCGTTTCACGGGTGCCTTTAACGCTTCTCTTCTCAATGAGTATGGAACTGACATCTTTACAGTTCTGTTGCTCCACTTCAATGCCAATGATGGTGCCACAATCTTCATCGATTCTGGATCTGCCATCAAGGACATCCGTTCTAACGGTGGTGACTCTGCTACAGGTATTGCTCTGGTTGACTACAACCAGTTTGGTGCTGAACTGAGATCTATTGGTTCTGCTAACATCTACGGTAATAAGGGTGTTGTTGCTGATGGCAACGGTGTAAGACTCCTTCTTACTGCTCATAACTTCGCCTACATTGGCGCTGGTAAGGACTTTACTAACGACGCATCTCTTGCTGTACAGTCTAATGAGACTGTAGAAAGCAACGGCGGTCGCGTATTCTTCTCCTCTACTGACCAGAAGGGTGACTTCCGAGTTGGTGGTGTGTTCGTTGTTGACCAGGAAACTGGCAACGTTAACTTTAGTTCTACCTCTACATCCCAGGAAGCTGCCAGCTTAACGCTGTCTGATGCTACTGGTACTACTAATATTTTCCCTGCCTATGTTGAGACAGGCAACCTCCGTCTCTCAGGCAACACTATCTCCACTACAAGTGGTGATATTATCTTTGACCCTGCTGGCAACCAGGACTCCGTATTCAACGGTGAGGTAGTATTCGACGAGAATATCTACTTTGACACTGCCAAGACAGGTAACTTCCAGTCTACGATCCCTGGATCTATCGATGTAAAGATCGGTCCTACTCAACGTAGAGGTGGTTTCAACGCATATGGTCTCCAGTCAGACACTAACCTAACGATCACTTCCGAGGGTCTCGCTACCACAACTGTGGTTGCTGAAGGTAGTGGATATGCTGGTGGTACTTCTACTGTCAACGTAGATACTAATCCAGCAGTTGTTGCTTCTGCCACTGCTACTCTTGATCTTCAGAATGGTGCGATCAAGACAGTTACCATCACCAACGCTGGTGATAACTACGAAACTGCTCCTACACTGGATTTCAGTGCTCCACAGAACTCTACTGGTACGAACCCTGATGTTGTAGCAGTTCTGGAAACTCATGGTCCTATCATCAGAATCGCTGTAGATGATGGTGGTGCTGACTATGGTTCCGCTCCTACTCTGACCATTGATCCACCCCCTGACTTCTCCTTCGACACTGAAGCAGATATCGATGGTGGCGCAAATACAATCAGTATCTCTGGTCACCCCTTCCGCAACAACACTCAGGTTGTTTACTCAATCAACAGCGGTTCTGAGAACCCAGGTCTTTCTGACGGTACAACTTACTGGGTCAGAGACGTTGTAACAGACACAGCTGGTAATGGTGTATCGTTCAAACTTGCTGCTAGCAATGGCGGTGCTGCTATTAGTCTTACTGCTTCCGCTTCTGGTAGTGGAGAATCTCAGATTATTCGTGGTGTTCAGGCAACAGCAACCGCAACTCTCAACGCTGGTGCTATTGATTCCATCACTGTTACTAATGGTGGCACATACTACGAAGCAGCGGTAACACCAACCATTCAGCAGAGTGATACTGGTCAAACGACTGCTGCTACACTAACTCCATTCTTTGGTAGACCGATTGCTTCGGTTTCTATCAACTCTAGAGGTAGCGGATATAACGCTGCTCCTACAATCACAGTAACCAACGCACAGACAGATACTAATGGTTCTGGTGGTGCTGCCACTACAACTATTGGTTTCCCAGTTGGTTCTGTAACCATGAACAGCCAGGGTGCTGGTTATAACTTCGCCCCTACTGTCAAAGTTTCTGGTGGAGATCCAGTTTCCGATGCGTCGGTAACTCCAACTCTTGATAAGAAGACCGCTAGTATTAGTGGTTGTACTATTGATGGTCCTGGTGAGGGTTATGCCACTGCTCCCACTCTAACGTTCACTGGCGGTGCTGGTGGAGACGCTAGAGTCGAAGTTAACGTTCAGTCCATTGATGGTTCTGTTTCTAACGCTGGTTCTGGATATACTCCTGGTACCTATAACGGCGTAGACTTTACTTTCGTATCTGGTGGCACTGCTCCATCGGGTGCTGCTAACGCTACATTCACAGTTCCTGGTTGGATTGGTACTGTCACCAATGGTGGTAGCGCTTACCAGGATGGATCATACAGTGGTGTTGCTGCCTATAACATCCCTGCTGCTACTTACACAGTGGCAGTTGTTAGCAACCCTGGTACACCCCCTCCAGATAATGTGTATACCATCAATGGTGTTACACAACAAGCTATTACTCTTACTGAGGGTAACACCTACAGATTCGATCAATCTGATTCTACCAACTCTGGTCACCCACTGACTGCTGGTAGAGAAGATGGTGGTACTCTTTCTACAGATATCGTTGCTATTCAAGTTGGTACTCCTGGTACTGCTGGTGCTTTCACTGATATTATTGTTCGCCCTGGTACTGCTGGTGAGACCGCAGATTATATCTGTACTCAGCACGCCAACATGGGTGCTTCTTTCACCATCGTATCTGGTACTGCTGGTAACTATGGTGATGGTCTGACTCTTGACGTTACCGTCTCTGGCGGTGCTGTAACTGAAGCTGTTACTAACGGTCAAGGTCAGAACTATTTCGCTGGTGATACGGTTTCAGTTCTCGCTTCTGCTCTCGGTAACACTGGTAGTGGTTTTGTCTATACGCTGAATGCTCAAGACAATACTATTTCTTCTGTAACCAACATCTCTCTAACTGGTGGTCCTTACACAGTAGGTGACGTCCTTAGTGTTGATGTACAGAACGTTGGTGGTTCTGGTTCTGGATTTGAATTCACTGTTAGTAAGATTGGTTTCGTAAGAGATACTTCTCTTGTAGATGCTGGTTTTGCTTACACAGTTGGTCAAAGACTTATTCCTAGAGTTGATCCAGAAACTACTGGTGATGTTTTCCTTCTTGACGTTGCTAGTGTAGCTACACAAGAAGTCTGGGAACTGACTCACGACGGTGGTATTGTTAACTCTGGATTTAACGTTGCTGGTAGTAAAGTACCAAACGTTACTCAGGGTACTGTAACTATTGGTTCTGGCGCACCTAAGATTACTCTCGACGCTGAAGAGGGTGATATCACTGGTATGCGCGACCTTACGATTGAGCGTAATGCGATCATCAAAGGTAACCTGACTCTAGGTGATGATGCTACTGCTGACACCATCACTATCACTGCTGCTCAAACAGTAACTGGTGATACACAACAGACTGGTAACTTCACCATTGAGGGTGACATTACTCAAACTGTTGGTGATGTTGCGCTAACTAACGCAACCATCGGTCTTGCTGATGGTGCTGTCGCAACTCCTTCTCTCCACTTTGCTAACGCATCTGGGACTGGATTCTTCGCTCCCGCTAATGATGAAGTTAGTCTGAGCATCAATACATCCGAGAAGCTTGCTATTACTAGCATTCTTACAAAACTCGGTGGGGATTTCCAAGTTCTTCCTTCTGTAGGATCTAATAGTCCTACCCTGGCAGTTGATACTACTGCTGGCACTCTCCAAGTTTCTACCGCTGCTTCTGGTATTCAGATCAGTACCGCTGGTGTTATCTCTGGTGTTGGTACTGATGCTGACGTCAACATTCAACTTACTCCTAAGGGAGCTGGTGATGTAATCCTTAACGGTGCTGCGAATAGAAAATTCCGAATCAATGATGGTGTTGATGTATTCAGCATCGACATGGATCTGGGTGAAGTTGATCTTATCGGTCATCTTGACACTAACGACCGCCTGAGAATCAAGGACTCTGAGATTTCAAACATCTCTGGTGCTACTCTCAGTTTTGGTCAAATTGTAACAGTCGATACTTCTGGTACCGCTACTTCATTCACCGATGGTTCTTACACTGGTGTTGCCGTAGAAACCACATCTGGTATTGGTACTGGTGCTACTTTTGATGTTACCGTTGCTAGCGGTACCATCACTGCTATTACTGTCACTGCCTCATCTGCTGGTAGAGACTACAGAATTGGTGATACCATCGTTCTTGCTACAGCAACGATTGGTACAGATGCTGCTCAGACAATCACGATCACTGATGTACGTGGTACTGGTATTGATCTGACACCTCAGCCTAGAAGAAACGTTCGCATCAATGGTACAGGTTCTTTCATTGTTCCTGTCGGTACAACTAACGAGAGACCTTTCACTGAAGACCTCTATGTTGGTGGTATTAGATACAACACAACCACCTCTCAGTTTGAAGGATACAACGGAATTGACTTTGTATCTCTGGGTGGTGTTCGTGACGTTGACCAGGATACATACATTCTTACTGAGGTAACTCCTGGATCTGACGAAGATACCTTCGAGTTCTATAATGCTGGTATTAACAGTCTCAGCATTGATAAGGACAGATTTACTCTCAAGTCCACTAAGATTATGGACGTTGAGGGAACTCTTCTCCTCAATGGTACATTCGGTCAGGATACTTTAGACGTTCAGCGTAAGGGCGTCTCTCTGATGAAGGTCAGAGCAACCAAAGACGTAGAAGTCACTGGTGGTCTGTTCCTCAAGAACCAGTTGGTTGCTGGTGAAGTTGCCACATTCGATGATGGCACACTTGGCGCTTCTGCTGGAAGCTTCCTCGCTACTGCTGGCGCATACAACGCAAGTCAAACCTTTACTGCTACAGCAACTGTTTCTGAGTTTGCTGGTAGCGGACTTACTGTTGACATCGCCACTGACGCAGGCGGTAATATTACTTCCATCGCAATCAATGCTGCTGGTACAGTATATGAGATCGATGAAAAGATTACCGTTCCTGGTTCCCTTCTTGGTGGTGGGGCAAACACTGACGTAACTTTCTTCGTCAGAACGGTAAATAACGCGGACGTTGCTCACTCTAAACTTAGTGTTCTTCAGAGCGAGTTCCGTCTGAACATGAACCAGGACAAGCAGTTCTTGTCCTTTGATTCTACTCAAGCACAAGCTCAGTTCAAGGTTAATAGAAACTACTCTGTTGGTGGTGCTACTAACTATCTGACCGTGATGGATTCCACGGCAGACTTCGTTGAACTTGACGACTGTCGTGTTGAGGGTGGACAACTCACAACGTTTACATCTGGTGCTACCTTTACTCAGTTCGAGAAGAATGAGTATAAGGGTGCTAAGACTTTGATCACGATTGAAAGTGATGATGGCAAAGTACAAATGATGGAAGTTACCACAGTATGTGGTGCTTCTGGTACTGTCGCACACGCTACCATTACCAACTCGATTACTTCAGATAACGACCTGATGGACGCTGTTGTTAACGTTGCTTCTAACAGTGTTCAAATTCAAATGACCAAGAGCACTGATGCTACGAGTTCTACATCATTCACTGGTAGATTCACAACTACCAAGGTCAAAGTATAAATAACCAGAGGTAACCTCAAGTCATGGCTGTAAAAAATTTCTCATCTATTGGAGGTTTTGCTGTAGGTAAAAAGGAAGTTCTGAACCCTTCCTTTGAGCTGAAAAACATCGCGTCTATTCATATGACTAGCGATGATTTTACAGACGCTTCTTCTGATCTTTGGATCACAAAGCGTACTACAACCCCCACAGATACGCAGCTTCGTCTGAGCCTTGATGGTTCTACAAACATCGCTACTAACTCCCCTGACCTAGGGCACAATAGCGTTGCTTTTATTAAGGGTAAAGTATTCGGTCAAGAGACCACTAACAATACCTATATTCTTGCCTCATTGATTGAGGCAGTGGTGACTGTAGACACTAACGGAGTCCCCACACTTCAAGCTCAATATGAGAATGTGATTCATGAGCATTTGCCTGGCACTGAAACCTGGTCTGTGACACCTGTTGCCTTCCAGATCGGCGGTAGTGCTTATTTTAGTTTTGATGTAGCTACGGTTACTACCGTGTCTACCGTGAAGTGGGTTGGCATCATTGAAGTAACTAAAGTCGCAACAGCATAATCGGAGTTCATTTAGATGACACTTAGGCAGAGTTCGTCACAACAACGTTTTGAAGCTACTGGTCGCGTACCTACTGGTCCTTGGACCAGTGCTACCTATGGTAGGGCGAACGGTATCGTCACGGTCACGTCTATCGCTCATAGACTGAATAATAATGAGAGACTTTACCTCCAGTTTGGTGAAGATAGTCTCCAACGTACGATCACTGCTGGCGAACATCTCATCACTGTAGTTGATGATGATACCTTTACTATTACTGGTACAGGTCAGAACTTCATTGAAGCTGCTACTCCTGTATCTTATAGAAAGGTAAGATCTCTCAGCATCAATGCTGCGGAGACCATGGAACTTACCGTTGGTACTGGTGCCAACGAAGATGATGCTGTCTTCATCAACAAAGGTCCTACTGGAAATATTCGTGTTGGTATTAACAACACCAACCCTGAGTTTGACCTAGACGTTGAAGGTCAGATCAGAACTACTCGATCCATCATTTCTGATACAGCACAAATCAGAAACCTGGATGTTACTAACGAGTTTGTAACCAAGGGTCTGGACTTCCGTGGTCCTAACCTGATTAACTTTGAGGAAACAGATCCTACTGCTGCCGACTTCGGTACGATCTATTATCCTACCGCTGACAACCCTCCACGTCAGACACAAAACAATAGAATTGCTACAACCAAGTTCGTATATGACGTTGCTACTGCCGATAACGGTGGTCGTGTATACGTATCTTCGGTTCCTGGTATCGGTGACGACAATAACGATGGTCGTTCCGCTGCTAAGCCTGTTCGTACTATTAAAAAGGCAGCACAGATTGCCTACTCCCTCCAGCAGGACACTGAAGTACCTGAGTACGTGTCCATCATCTGTTCTGGTGGTGACTATATTGAAGACAACCCGATCTCTCTGCCTTTCAACTGCTCACTGATCGGTGACAACCTTCGTCGTGTTATCCTGCGTCCTCTGAACCAGGATCGCCACATGATCAAGGCGTCTAACGAGACGTATGCTTCTGGCGTTGTATTCAGAGACCACCTTGACAACACTGGTACTCCTGACTGGACTTGGAAGTACGCTTACGTATTTGACGACAAACAGCGTCTCTACTACGAACCTGATATTGCTCCTTTCGAGTTCTCACCTGGTCTTGAGAACAAAGGTAGAAACATCTTTGCTATTACCTTCGAGAACCACACTGGTGATAACACCACACTTCTCGTAGGTTATGCTGTTGAGGGTGGTTCGTCCTCCTCTAGAGCAACCATTGAAGCAGTAACCTTTACTGGTCCTGCTGGTGCTCCATATTCTTCTGGTACAATCATCTGTCTGATGACAGACGATCAGGCAACGTTCCAGCTCGCTGAGAGACTGTACTACGCTGATACGTTTGCTAACATCGTCAAGACAGGTGCTTCTCCTTCTGACTCTCTTGACGTTGGTGACCGTGAATCTCAGAGACCTGAGACTGAGGTTATCAAGCACCAGAGATATCAGCACGTAATTAA